ACCCGATTCCCTCGCAGACGGCCGCCGCAATCAACGCAGCGACGAACCCGATCCCCGCCGCCCGAGCCGCCGCGATCACCGCCGCCACTAATCCGATCCCCAGTTGGATCACGGCCGCCACTAATCCTATCCCCACTTGGATCAACGCCGCCACGAACCCGATTCCCTCGCAGACGGCCGCCGCAATCAACGCAGCGACGAACCCGATCCCCGCCGCCCGAGCCGCCGCGATCACCGCCGCCACTAATCCGATCCCCAGTTGGATCACGGCCGCCACTAATCCTATCCCCACTTGGATCAACGCCGCCACGAACCCGATTCCCTCGCAGACGGCCGCCGCAATCAACGCAGCGACGAACCCGATCCCCGCCGCCCGAGCCGCCGCGATCACCGCCGCCACTAATCCGATCCCCAGTTGGATCACGGCCGCCACTAATCCGATTCCCGCGCAGACCGCCGCCGCGATCACCGCCGCCACTAATCCGATCCCCAGTTGGATCACGGCCGCCACTAACGCAATCCTTCGCGTCCCTACTAACGCCGTGACCGGCTGGCTCCTTTACGATTCCGGCAGCAACAAGTGGCTGCGCGTCACTGTCTCAAACTACTCCTATTACATCTCGGAGGTTTTATGATGATCCGCATCGTCCGTCTCTCCATCGTCGCGCTCCTGGCCGTCTCGCCCTGCCTCGCCGAGGTCACTATCGGTGAGCTCGTGCAGGTCCGCCCATCCGGCGAGATCGTCCCGAGCAACGCCGTCGCGACGATCACCGGCGTCGCGGCAGCCGTCGCCGCAGCCGAGGGCGCTTCCACGGCCGCCGCCGTCGCTGAAGCCACCGGCGTCACCGTTTCCAACATGCTCGTCGATGTCCAGTCAATCATCAACGGCCTGGAGGGCGTGGGCTATATCCGCGGCTACCTGCTCGATTTCGGCACAGGCTCTATTTCCGAAAACACCAACGTCACCGCCACCATTGTCGCGTTTACCCCGGCAGTCAGCAATGATGCGACCTATACGTATTCCGACATTTACACCTACTTTAACGAGTCGCCGGCCGAGTTCCCGGTCTGCCGCTGGGTATCCTCGATCGGACGAACCAACGCCTGGGAGACTGCGACATCCGTCAGCGTTGTGCTCACCAATAAGCTGGTGGGGAGTACGCTCTACGAGTGCTACCGCAACCGAGTCCGCGTGCCCAAAACCTACTCCGCTTCATTCTTCCGCGTTTTCGCCGAGGCGGTCCAATCACAGACCGGCATCTTCCTGCCCGTCCGCAACGGCGTCTCGCCCAACGGCCAGACGCCGCTCACCCTGCGCGTGACATCCGGCACCAACGTCATCTCATTCGTTGGAGGTATCCGTGTTCAATGAAATTAAAAAGCTCCCGATCGCCGCCAAGGCCGTCCTTGCGATCATGCTCATCTGGGCGACCTACGTCGGCGGCACCAAGGATCAATCTCCAGCATCCGCGCGTATTAGCCAGCTGGTCGTCGCGCTCTCCGGAGGCGGGCTGGACGATCCATCGGGTGTGATCGGCACCGCCACGCAACTGGCCGCCATACAGATGTTCATTGAGGAAACCGCCGCCATCGTGGCCGCCGCCTCCAACGTCATCGCTTCGGCAGTCTCCGACTACGCAGCGATGACCAACCAACTGGCCAGCACCAATCTCTCCATTGCCTATATTGGCTATGACCTCCCACGCGCCGCGCCGCCCTCGACCACCAACCACAACATTACAGCCACTATCGTTCGCACCGCGCAAAACGCAGCCACCAACACCCTATCCGCCTGGGTCTATTTTTCGGAGGAACCGACGACCAACGTCAACGTACTCCTGCAAGCATCTGTCGCCGCAAACGTCTGGTCGGAGTTGGTCCCGATCACCAACAGCTATCCCGATACCACCACCATCGACAGCCTCCCCTGCATCCGCTTTGACTACACCATTCCCGCCGGCATGCGCGGCGTCCCGCTCAAGCCCGAGACCGACCTGCAGTTCGGCGGATTCAACGCCGGGGAGTATCTGCGCGTGCCGGTTTCTGGCGTGGTCGTCGAGACCAACGGCGTCGCAACCACGCCCTACACCGGTTGGGATTACGCACACCCCGATCCGTGGGGCACCAACCTCGCCGTCCGCTACGTAGGCGGCATCGCCATCGAGGCGCGCGTGCGCGGCACCAATTACACCGGAGTCATTACACAAGGAGTCACACTATGAGATCCATCATTGTTATCGCCATCGTCCTCGCCGCCGCGTCAGCATCGGCAATAGAGATCAAGAACTTAAAAACTCGCCTGCAACCGCGCCGGCAAGAATTGCCGCCCATGCCGCTGGAATCCACGTTGGACGATCCGGCCGAGTCCGTCGAGCCGGCCGAGGAGGCCGACCCGAAATCCGCCTTTGCCCAGATCGTCTCGCGCCAACAGGATCGCGCCATCCACACGCAACGCACCGCGCGCGTCAAAGGCGAGATCCTCGCCGCGATCAATACCGACGCCAAGGGCAAGCAAACCGCCAAGGTCATTCGCGCGGACGGGTCCATCGAGATCCGCCCCATCAAGACACTGCACACCGCGCGGCTCAAGCCGCCTGCTCCCGCCGCACCACCCATCGACGGATCACACGCTGCGGCCGCCGCCGCAGGCGCCCTCGCCGCAGCAGCCGCCGCCGCCATCGCCAAAAAGCGAGGCACCAAATAACAACGTCCGGCCCGAGTGGGCTGGAGCCGGGAGGTGGGTTTACTTTTTTTCGATCCTCCCGGCAAACTTCTAACAGGCAGAAAGAACAACACATGAGCCACGACGAAGCAATCAAACAATCCATGGCCGGCGAATTCAAGACCCGCCTGCTCGAGATCGACGACACACGCCTCGCACTGTCCGCATCCAAGACGTGCCCGTCCGTCTGCGCCGGCCATGCCTCCCTCGTCGACGCCGTCGTCGCCCAGTCCCGCGGCCTCGCCACCCTCCTGCGCGTCGAGCGCGACCGCATAATGGCCGACGGCCTCACCATGGCCGCGTGCGACAGCATCGGCGGCCGCGGCTACACCGTCGCCGGCCGCGCCGCCCTCATCATCGCCAGCGGCATAGCCATCGGCATCATCATCCTCGCCCTTTTCTACGGCGCCACCCGCGCGCCACTCCCTATCTACTCCAGCGCATTTGCCGGAGAGAAACAAAACCACAAGGATACACCATGAAAGACCTCATCGCAGCCCTCCTCGCCAACCCCGAATTCATGAACGCCATCATCACCGCGATCGCCGGAGTTGCCACGTGGGCCGTCGCCAAACTATTTACAGCCAAGCCGGCGTGGAAGAAGTACGAAGGGTTGCTGATTACGGCCGTCAAAGCCGCCGAGAAGATCATCCCGGACGGCTCCACCAACGTGAGTCTGGCGCGCGCCGATGCCGCGCTGCGTGTGTTTGCCGATCGGTATGAGGTCGCCTACGGCAAGCTCCCCACCGATGCCATAATCACCGTGGCTCGGCTGGCGCTGCCCATTGTCCACGACCAGATCGAGGCCGAGGGTACGCTGTGACAGCCCAGATCATCATCGGCATCGTGCTTGGTCTTCTCGCCTGGTGGGTGAAGGCCCAAGCCGATGCACCCGCGTCCATCGATCAGCCACGGAGGCCCGCGTTACGCGAGCGGCTCCGCAAGCGGATCAAGGCCGCCGGGTGGTGCTTGGCGCTGGCGATGCTGGCGGGCTGCACGACCCCGGCAGTCTACATCCCCGCTGGCGAGCCGGTTCGCCTCGCCGAAACGATCAAGGGTGCCAAGGTGGAAGTCATGCTGCCGTCCGGCGTACCCGCCATCCGCACGATGGACATCCCGGCCGGGTGGTTTGCCTTGCCAGATCCGGGAGAATGACACTATGGCAGTACTCCTCTCCAATGGCACCGCGCAGCGCCTGCTCACCCTCCTGGGCGATCCGCGTCCGGATCCCGCCCGGTCCGATCGGCAGCGCTCCGCCTACACCCGCGCGCCCGAGCCGGGGGTAGCCTACGAACCGCCCTGGACCGTCCGTTGGAGCACCGCCGCCGATTCCTACATCGTCTACATCCCCTCCGGCTCTGCGGGCATCGGCACCGGCACCATCAACCACACCGCCGTCACCGATATGGCTGATTGGTACACATTCACCGGCGAAGCCGGTGTCGTCTACGCCTGGTGGGCCTCCGGAAAAATCAACGTAGGGATGACGCCGCCCACCGACGCCGGGACCATCATCGCCGTCATAGCCGAAGCCGATGACGGCGCCGTCACCATCACCCAGATCGCCCGCTCAGTGTTGGATCTGATCGTCTCCCTCGCCGAAATCCTCACGCCTAGCCACGTGCTGGGCAAAAAAACGGTGAGCGGTGTCGTCACCTACGGCTGGGTCCCCACCGTCACCCACGCCTCGCAACATCCGGAGTCCTAAATGAGCGACGAAGGCAAAGTGTTGATTGGGACCGACGGCAAACTTCTCCGCAGCCCGGACGGCGAAATCGTGATCGCCGACAATTTATATCCCATGGTACCGATCCAACAACCCTATTATTTCCGTCGCGTAACCGGGCGGATTTACCTACCAGACTACGCGGCTCCGCTAATTTGGACATTGCCGTGGTCCAGTATTTCAGGTGTGGCTTCACCATCCGTTTCATGGTGGTCGTTTACCACCCCCAATTATTCCTACGCGAGCCAGGCCGTGGTGCAGACCACATTCGAGGATTCAGACAACATTGATTGGCCCAGGGTCAAAAAGATTACACAGATTGTCAGAACATCCAATGTCTGGAGCAGTTATTCTACGGACTTGCGTATATCAAAAGTTATAAACATCAGCTCGGTCCCCGGTTCCTACGGGATCAGAGATGATTGGGCCCTAGTTGGGGACCTCGGATATCGAGACAGTTACATAGACATCAAAATGGAGTGGGTGATTGATGGAGTGAAACCAGACAACATTGCGTATGCCTTAGCCTACACCGTAGACGGCAACAATCCTTACAACGCCAGTGGTAGCCACTTTAGATATCCCGCCCGCGTCGTCTACAATCTCGAAAGTTGACCCGCCCGCGATAATCGTCTAAAGTAACACACAGCAACACCGATTTCAAAACACACAAAAGCATACAACCCTATGTTTACACCTCATCAAAAAACCGTCATAACCCACTAACCTCCAATCTCTTTGGCCTGGGTGGCGGAATGGCAGACGCACCGGACTTAAAAACGAAGTTTGGGGCGTTTTTGTTTTTTGTGAAATAAGGGGAGAGGCGGAAAAATAGCGGTTTTATTGTGGTTTTTAGGGGTGTAGCTGGTAAAATGAATATTTGCAGCTTTTGGAAACAGTGTGTTATCATGGCCGCGTGGAGCATACAAAAGCCTACAGTGCAACAGGGGGAAGTATGAAACGGGCAACCGGGCATTTGTTTCGGCGCGGGCGGCGGTGGTATTTGCAGTTTTTGGCGGCGGGGGTGCGTCGTACCGTGGCGCTGTATACCGAGGATGAGGCGTCGGCCCGGCAGAAGGCGGCCCGGATTACGGGCGTGGCGGCGTCCGCGGGGAGTGAGGCTGATTACCTCCAGGGGCTGCGGGAGCTGGGGGAGTGGGCCCAGCGGCGGTTGACCGGTGAGGCGGTGGGGGAGGATCTGGCGCCGGGGGATCTGGCGGGGCGGTGGGCTGACAGCCTGGCACGGCATCCGGCGGTGCGGACGATGGAGACGTATCGGCAGATGCTCGGGCGGTTTGCGCTCTGGTGTGGGGTGCGCGGGATCGCGGGGGCGCGGGCGGTGACGCCGGCGGCCGCCCGGGAGTATGTGCGGGAGATCGGAAAGGAGAAGGCGACGCCGGGGCGGGATGCGGCGCTGCTTAGGCGGGTGTGGCGGGATCTGGGGTTGGGTGGGGCGTGGATGGGCATTTCCGCGCCGAAGGCGGGAGGGGGCAGGTATCGGCGGCTCTCGCTGGCGGAGGCGCGCCAGGCGTGGGCTACGGCGTGCCACGGGGGCGCGCGGCCGTGGAAGGCGCGGGATGGGATCACGCGCAAGGGGTTTGTGGCTCACCCGGATCTGGCGGACCTGGTGTTGCTGGGGTGGTCGACGGGGCTGCGGCTGGGGGATGCGATGCGGATACGGGGGGACCAGGTGGACGGCGGGGCGCTGCGGCTGATCGCGGGCAAGACGCGGGGGCGAGGCGGGCGGCCGTTGCTGATCCCGCTGACGGCCGAGGCGCTGGGGATGATCCGGAGTCGGATCGAGGCGCGCGGATCCGGGGCGCTGTTCGATCGATTCGGGCGGGAGTCGCTGTTTGGGCTCTGGGAGGCGGCTGGGGTGCTGGATAATGAGATGGGCCGGGCGAGCTTCCATTCGCTGCGGGCGACGTTTATCTCGATGATGGATGAGGCGGGGGTGCCGCCCCACGTGACCGATGCGATCACGGGCCACGCGCCCCAGGGGATGCACGGCCGCTATTCGCAGCCATCGCTCGAGGCGCTGCGGGAGGCGGTTACGCGGTCGATCCCGGCGCTGGGCGTGGGGTAGGCCGTCAATCCCCAAATATGGATGATGCGGACTCTGGCGTGAGTGTTCCGCGCGCGATCGTCACGGTCGCGGCTTGGGTCAAAGACTTAATCGCCACCTCGGATCCGCTAATAGCGGTGACCTCACCCTTTATGATGCGCCCCGAGCGCAGTGTCAGCGTGACGACCTGACCGACTTCGGCCGCTTTGTGACGCGTCGGTGGCGCGGCAACATCGGCCTGCAGCAAAGGGGTGGACGCTGGCGCAGGCGGTGGCGCATCAACAACCTGCCACAAAGGAGCAGTCACAGGCGGCGGCGGGTTTTCTGTTGAAATGGATACAGGTGTAAGACTTACGGGATTTGTTTTTTTGCGCCGGCTAAAAACAGCGTCGAGCATCGCCAGGCCGAGGCCGATTAGCAGAATCACGAGTAGAGCCCGGAAGGCGCGGCCGAGACAGCCGCGTGGTTTGGATCGGCCGAAGATGGCGCCCTGGGTGATTGTAGGGGTGAACCCGAGCGCGGCTGTGAGGCGCTGCCGGGCATCGGCAGGCAACACGCAGCGGAGAATTCGAGGCTTGCCGGCGGGTCCGACAATCAGACAATCGTCGGTCAACTCGTAAAGCTCCACGGCGGCGCAGTTCAAACTGAACGATTTTGCGGACGCTGAATAGATAATGCGGTGGCTGGTCAGGGTGAGTGTGCCCGTCGAGACGGCGATATACTGGCGCGACCGCTCGAATGTGCCCCGGTGGGCCCCGACTCGGTAAGATAGCCCTTTGCAGATCCGCAGCGAGATACCGTGAGACCCGCCTTTGTAGCCGGCCGTGACGGTGCGCTCTTCGACCAGGGCGGCCGGGCCATTGAAAAAAGCCTCCTCGCTTAAGGCTAGTTTGATCCCCTGGATTGTCATTTTTTCAGCCACGTGGGGTTCCTCTCTGGGTTGTCAAATAAGGTTCGCAGTTTTCGCGCACCTGCTCGATGAGTAGGGTGGCGACCATGTTGGATAGTGATCGGTTCTGGAGGTGGGCTTCCTTTTGCAGGTTATCTAACATGCCTTTGGGTAGTGATAGGCTGACCTTCCGATATTTATCCTGTGGGGATTTTTTGCGCATATGCGGCCCCCTTTCGTTTCCTTGCGTTGTGCTAATCGGTATAATTGTAGCACGCGAACGTCTGCCGTCAATTCCTACCGTTAAAAATAATTAAAAAATATGTTTGACATCGGTAGGAACGATTGCTACTGTTGCGCGCATGAAAGCAGAACCAGGGCGGAAAACGGAAAACAAAATCGTGACAATCAGCATGCCTGCCGAGGTCTTGGAGGCTTTGGATAAGGCGGCGAAAGCCAACCACCGGAGCCGATCCGGCCAGGCGGCTTTTTTTTTGGCCGCATCGGTGCGAACGGTTGCTACTGATGCGGGCGGGCTGGCCGAGAACGGCCAGGCGCGGTGAGTAGGAAACAGTAAAGAGGCGGGTGACAAGATGGCAATGCAATGGAGAAGCGCGGGGGATATGCCGGCGGAGGGGAACCTGGTGTTGGTGCTGCGGTTGCGGCCTGCGGATGGGCCGTATCTGCTTTGGCCGGATACCGAGCGGATGGTGACGGCGGCGTATGTGCGGGATGGGTATTATCGTAGAGCTTCGGATGGAAGCAAGTTTTCATCGCTGCACGTCATTTGCGGTTGGGTGCCGATGGCGGAGGCGCTGGCTGCGCTGGGGGATGAGACAAATAAAAACGGGTGCGTGCCCGACATGCCGAATATCCCGCCGCCGCCTCCGAGGAAGATCGGGACGGGTGCGGAGGCGCTGGCGAGGGAAGAGGCGGCGCAAGATCCGGATGAGCCGTGCCGGGTTCGGCGGGTGTTTGACGGGAAGTATCTGGAATGGGATGACACGGGCGCAACGGCCAGTTTGTACACCTTTGTCTCGGCGTCGGTTTTCCCGAGGGCGCGGGCGGCGGCGATCGCGAATGCGATGATCGTGCTCACTGGGGAGCACGGGATTGAGGTTGAGCCGGTTGGAAGATAAAAGCCGAAAGCTGAAATGCTGAAAACTGAAAGGGGTGAATCATGGGTAACGAGATGATCGACCATCCCCCGCATTATGGCGGGGATACGCAGTATGAGACGATCAAGGTGATCGAGGCGTGGGGTCTGGGTTTCCACCTGGGCAACGCGGTGAAGTATATCGCGCGGGCGGGGCGGAAGATCGGGGCGGATTGTGTCGCTGATCTGCGCAAGGCGGCGTGGTATCTGGAGCGGGCGGCGGTCGGGATTGAGTCGCCCGCGCTGCGGCCGTGGGCGACGTCGATGTGGGGGCAGGATACGAGCGCCGCGCTTGCGATGGCGACGGTGGCGGCCGCAGTGGCTGCGGATGGAACAAGACCGGTGGCGCCTCGGGATCATGCTAAGGCGCTGCTGGCGAAGGCAAAGGTGCGTCTAGGCAATGGCCCTCGAACCTGGCCGAAGACGTGCGTGATCTGTGGCAAGAAATTTGACGCCCGGTCGGCGAGTGCGAAGTGCTGCTCGCCGGCGTGCGTGAAGGAAAAGAACATCCGGTATGCACGGGCGGGATACCAGGCGAAGAAGCCGGCGGCGGTGACGCCCACGGCGAAGAAGGCGGCGGCTACGGTCGGGAAAGAAAAGGCCTGCGCGGCGTGCGGTAAGATGTTCACGCCGTGGCGCAAGGATCAGAAGTGTTGCTCGACCACGTGTGGGAAGTCGACGAAAGCCGGGGCCGCGCGTAAACAGACGGTCAAGCCGCCGGCTGATCCGGAAGCGGCGGCGGCGGATGCGGCAACGAGTGCGTCCATCTTCCCGGCCGACTGCGCGGTGTGCGGGTTGGGATTCAATCCGCGGTATGAGGGTCAAAAGACGTGCTGCACGAGCTGCGCGAAAGAGCTGGGGCAAAGGAATGGTGGCCAGGCATGAATGCTGAAACGATTCAGGCTGTTGGGTTGGTGTTGGCCGGCGCGGGGGCGCGTCCGGAGACGGCGGCGGCGGTGCGGTCGGCGTTGGAGCTGGATGGGATGTGTCCGGTGCCGACGGCTGCCAAGCTGGCGGGGATTGACCGGGTGACGATCTGGCGGCTGTGCAAGCGGCACGGCATTCGGCGGATCGAGCGGGGGCGGTTGACGACGCTGGTGGAGTTGGGTCCGCTGCTGGCGGCGGCGGCGCGGCCGGCGACGCACGCGGGGATTGAGGCGATGGCGATGGCGCGCAGGAAGGGGGCGGCGTGATGGACAGGGAAAAGAGTCGGGGTGTGGCGGCCGTGGTGTGCGGTGTGTGTTTGATTGGGCTGGCGCTGGTTGCGGCCGCTGTGGCTGGCCGGGCGCTGGCGCTGGAGTGTCCGCGCGCATTCGTGGCGGTGTCTGTGGTGCTGTTGGCTGGGTTTTTGATCGGCCTGGCCCGTGAGATGATCGCTCGGTTTTACATCTGGCGGCTGTGGCGTCGCGTAAATCGGCGGATCAACAGGGAAGTCCAAGCCGATCTGGATCGGCGGGCTGCGCGTCGCGGGGTGCCGTCATGATGGCGCCTGGCGGAGATAGGCTCGAGGAGGCGGCGGACCGCAAGGGCCGGCGCTGGCGCGTGGGGGAGGCACTGAAAGGCCGCCCCGGCGTGGAGGTGGCTTTGATTCGAAAGATTGGCAACTTTGTGCAGGTTGATTTTCGGGCGGTGGCGTCGGCGCGGGTGCCGGTGATCCCGCCCGCGCTGGTGATGCACGCGGGCGACCTCGCGGTGATGCGAGCGGCGTCCGGATCCGGCGAGTAGTGAGAGCAAGCCGCGGTTGCGGCGAGAAAGGCGGGGAGTATGGCGAAGGCAAAGGCGAAAGCGAAGAAGGTTAAGCAGGTTGAGGAAACGGCGGGCGAAACCAAGCGCGCGCCGTGCGCGCATTTGGGTGCCGATGGGTACTGCACTAATCAGGCTGGATGCGAAGGCGTCTTTTGTTCGGGATGCGAAGACTATCAAGACATCGGCGAGATCCTGCCGCCCAAGGCCGGCGAGCTGCGGTTGATCCCGATTGATGATCTCTTCTCATCGCGCCACCAGGTGCGGTCGGTGGAAGGTTCGCCCGAACTGGACGCGGGGATTGACGAGCTGGCGGCGTCGATCAAGGCAAGCGGACTGGCCCAGCCGATCACCGTGCGGAAGGCGACGCCCTGGGAGTGCGCGCCCGGCCGGTCCAGTCGTGACGGCGGCTATGAGCTGATCGCCGGCCACCGGCGTCTGGCGGCGTGCAAGCGGGCGGGGGTGGCCGAGGTGCCGTGCTACGTGTTGGACGTGTGCAATGCGGAGGCGGCCGACTTGACGCTGGTTGAGAATCTGCAGCGCAAGGATCTGACGGCCATCGAGGAGGCCGACACCGTGAAGCGGATGCTGGAGGCGGGGCGGACCAAGGAAGAGATCGCCCAGGCGTCGGGGAAGAGTGTGCGCTGGGTGTATCGGCGGGCGTCCGTGGGCAATCTGATCGTGGCGTGGCGGAGTCTGGCCGTCATGTTCCGCACGTCTGCGGCGTTCTGTGAAGCCGTGGCCAAATACCCGGCAGATCTACAGTGGAAGATTTTCGAGGATATGGATGCGGGAGATTGTAAGCCGGATGACGAAAGCTGGAAAACCGACAACTTCCGCAACGGTGGAGACGTGGAGGAAGTTGACCGTGTTGCCAGTCGCGCGCTCGGTCGTCTGTCGGCGTGTCCGTGGGCGGGCAAGCGCTCGTGGTGCGTGGGCTGCGGAAAGCGTACCGACGCGCCTGACCAGGTTGATCTGTTCGACGCGCCGATCCAGACCGGGGCCGCGATCGAGGATGATGATGACGATGAGGATCTGAAAGGCGCGCAGTGCCTGGATCCGCGTTGCTGGGCCGAGAAACTGGAGCTATGGGTTGCCGAGCAACAGAAGGAGCTGAAGGCGAAGGCCGGCCAGTTGATCGAAGCCAATGAGCAGAACTACTGGCATTTCAGGAACAGCGGCACGAAGGTCAAGACCAAGGCGAACACGGTGCCGGTGCTGATTACTGAAGGGCGCTACAAGGGCGACGTGTGCTGGGTGCCAGCGCGGTCAGAGGATGGCGACGGCGAGCAAGGCGTTTCGGCCCGGCCCAAAGGCCCCACGCCGAAGCAGAAGCAGATGGCGGCCTACTGCCGGGCGGTGGAAACGATTGTCCGGGGGGCGGATGATCCGGAGTTTGATCACGACGGCGAGACGGTGTCGATCAGCCTGGATACGCTGATCGCGCTGGTGGTGGCCCTCGGCTGCCCCGCCCACAGCTACGCGCCTAAGGGGATTGAGGCGTGGTGTGGAGCGAAGCGGACCAAGGCGGTGTTTGGCCGGTTGGAGTCGGCGGATGATGATGACAAGCGTGACATCCTGTGGCGGTTGGTGCGGCCGGGCGTGCTGAGTCAGATGAAGTTTGACACGGTGTCATGCTGCGAGTCGGCGCACGCGAATTGCGAGGAGCTGGTGCGGGTCCTGGGGATTCCCGACGGGATGATCCGGGCGGCGCTGGCGGCCGGCGGCAAGGGGCGCGGCCGGGCGGCGGGTGTCGAGGCTGAACCGGAGGAAGAGGATTGAGCACGATCCCGATCAAGTGGCGGATCTGGGGTCGGACGTTCCGCGTGGAGCGCGGGGCGTCCGGCCGCTGGTCGGCTGTGGGTCGGGCACCGGGCCTGGCGGCGTATGCGCTGGATAAGCTCGGGGATGAGGCGACGGAATCGGCGATGCAGGTGAGGCTCGACCATTGGGGGGTGACGAACGGCGCCAGGCGCGTCTTGCCCCCAGTGGAGTCGGCCAGTCAACAACAGATTTTGGCGGTTTGATATGCGGATCGAAGAATTCGTAGGCCGGCTACAGAAGGCCGCAAAAGACGGCCATGGGTGGAAGGCGTGCTGCCCGGCGCATGACGATCACAACCCCTCGCTATCGGTGTCGGCCGGGAACGACGGCAAGATCCTCGTCAAGTGCTGGGCCGGGTGCCCCACGGACGCGGTGCTCACGGCCCTGGGGTTGAAGATGGCTGATTTGATGGGAGATCGGAAAGAGGAAGCGCCGGCGCCGGGTAAGGGCAAGCGCGAAAAAGGTCGCATCGTGGCCGAGTACGATTACACCGACGCAGACGGCAAGGTGCTGTTCCAGGTGTGCCGGATGGAACCCAAGGCGTTCACGCAGCGCGTGCCGGACGGCGGCGGGTGGAAATGGGGCCGGGCGCGGTATGGGGTGCCCGAGGTGCTCTACCGGCTGCCCAAGGTGTTGGCGGCGGCGGCGGCCGGCAAAGCGATCATCGTGTGCGAGGGCGAGAAGGACGTGCAGGCCTGGGAGAGCCTCGGGGTCGTGGCGACGTGCAATCCGGGCGGGGCGGGCAAGTGGCGGCGGGAGTTTGGGGCGTGCTTTAAGGGGTGCGCGCGGGTCCTGGTGATTGCGGATAACGACGGGCCGCCAGTGATTGACCCTGACCCAAAGAAATGTAAGGCGGGCTGGCAGGGCCAGCTCCACGCCGACGATGTGCGGCGCATGCTCGAGCTCGACGGCATCGCAGTCACCACGATGATCCTGCCGGCGATCGACGGCGTGGAGGTCAAGGACAGCGCCGATTGGATCGCGGCTGGCGGCACACGTGCGGCGTTGGGGGAGGCCATCAAGGGCGCGCCCCCCTGGCCCCCCCATTATCTAGGCAGTAATCAGGTGGGGGTGTTGCCCCACTCTCAAACCTCTGCAACAGGGGAAGGGCGACCGGCCGGGGTGTCGCGGATCGCGGCTGGGATCAAGATCGACATGCGCGCGCCGCTGGCCCGCAACATCGCCAACAATCTCTATGAGGCCAGCAAGGATGCGGACGGCAAGACGCGCAACCTGGGCACGGCAGAGCGCCGGGAGGTGATCGCCCAGACGGTGCTGCAGTGGCTTCGGCAGCGCGGGCGGTTCTTTTCGCATGCCGAGCTCAAAGGACACGCGCAATCGATGTTTTTTGATGCGTCCACCAATGAGTTGATGCTGATCGAAAGCGACCGGTTTCAATCGTGGATCGCCCTGGAGAGCGGACAGAACCGGACCAATCGGGATTACGCCTATTTTCATGCGGCGGTACATGATGAGGCGCTCTGCGGGGAGAATAGCCGGGCCATCGTGCCAGAGTGTTTCTGGGCCCGGCGTGGCGATGCGATCTATTTGAGCAATGGCGATGGATCGGCGGTCAAGGTCACGGCGCAGGGGTGTCAGAGTGTGGCCAACGGCACGGATGATGTTTTGTTCCAGGTTGGGCGCACGCTGACGCCCTGGGCGCTCCTGCCCGATGGGCAGGAAACTGACCCGTTCGACACGTGCCGCCTCTTTCGAGATGCGGCGTATGTGTCGCCACACGGGCGGATGCTGGTGCGGCTGTGGCTGCTTGGTTTGGCGGCCGGGCACAAATGCAAGCCGCCGCTGGTATTCGCGGGCGGTGTTGGCAGCGGCAAGACACGCTCGGCCGTGGGGCTTTTTGAGTTGTTGGGCATGATCCCGCGCGTGTCCAGCGTAGCCGAGAATGGCGAGGAAAACTTCTGGACAAGTCTGGATCAGGGCGGGCTGGTCTGTTTCGACAATGCCGACACGCGCATTAAATGGCTGCCCGACGCCATGGCTGCGGCCTCCACCGATGGCACGCACGAAAAGCGCCGCATGTACAGCGATTCCGATCTAATCCAACAGCGCGCCAAGGCGTGGGCCGTAGTGACCAGCGCAAACGCTACGTTTGCGGCCGATGCTGGTCTGGCGGATCGGTTGATCGTGGTCCGCTTGGATCGGCGCGTGAAAGACACAGCCGAGTCGGCTCTGACCACGGAGATCGCCGCCGCACGGGATGCGTCTATCTCGTGGATTGCTCGGGTTTTGGGTCGAGCCATTGCCGATACCAGCGCCACGCCTCAAAGTTTGAACAGGCGGCACCCTGACTGGGCTGCATTTGCAGTGCGGTGCGGTCGGGCAATCAAAGCAGAGGCGGCTGTTGTAGAGGCTCTACAGGTTGCAGAGACCGATAAGAGTCGTTTTTCCGTGGAGAATGATCAGGTCGGTTTGATGTTGTTGCAGATCATGGCCGCGCGGGATCGCTTCGATGGACCGACGGGAACATTGATAGACCTGATGGAAGCGGAAATCGATGGATTCGACAAACATCTGTGGTCTCCGAGCAAAGTTGGAAAGCGAATTGAGAAGCTTTGGCCTCATGTAGAAGCCGTCTTTAGGGCATCAAAACGCCTTTTACAAGGCAAAACACACTATTCCATGGTGGGGGTGGTGGGGGTTGAAGGCCTTTTTGATACCTCATGCAGCAAAACTATTTCACAGGGTTTATACCAAAACACCCTCCAACCCCCACCAACCCCACCTAATGACTCTCTTGAACCATGGCAACCAGATCCAGATGAATTTGTATTGGATGAGGGTAAAGAGCAATGAGTATAGAACTTGAAAGACTGTTGGATGAGGCTCGTGAGGCTGGGATTGTTTTCTTTCGCCGGGCTGGCAAGCTGAGTGTTGTTGCGCGCAAGGGGCGCGTTGATCCAACACCAGAACTATATGCCAGGCTGAAAGCTTCCGGCCCAGAGATCAACCGTTGGTTGGCTGGCGTTTGTTCAATGGCGCGATGTGTGGACTGCCCCAAGTCTGACCAGTGCAAAGGAGATTGCGCACTGGATAGCGCGGAATCATCAAACCGCACACCCCCCGGCATAGGTTCTTCCGGCGCAATGGAGGTGGGGACCCCTCCTTACGGCAAGGTCACGCGCATAAACTGACTAACGTTTTCAAGAAGGCACACTGTGATATCGATAGTTGAGTCCAGGCAAATCAGGGCAATAGAACGCGCGGTCCGCCGTGGGCGGCTGTTGGATGTTGCCCAGATGACTGCGGCTAAAACGATATTAGAGCGCAGCGGCGACCGTGACAGATTGGCAGTGATCGAAACCAGCCAAGAGAAGGCTGTCAAATCACAGATGGCCCGAGGCGGGCGACCGACGGTGTGGGCGGCGGATTGGTTGCGGCAACGCGACCCCGGCTATGTGCAGCTCTGGGAGGTGGACAGCGCCAAACGATCACGGGCCAAGTCGGCGGCGCAACGGGTGGCTGAGCACGTGGCGAAACGCAGCGACCTGGGCGAGCTTCCCGACGTGAACCAAGACGGGATTGTGGCGCGGATCCGGGCCGATCCTGTCTGGGCATGTTGGCACTACTTCCCCGAGTGGTTCACCCGGCCGCCGTCCCGGCTGACGAGGCTGGTGATTGAGAAGATCTGGCAGGTGATGCTTTGGGGCGGCAACCAATCGATCGGCGTGCCACGCGGCGCCGGCAAGTCCACGATCACGAAGGCACTGCTGCTGCTGGCCGGCCTGACCGGCATCATCCGGTATGCGGTAGTGTTCGGCGCGAATGCCAAGGCGTCACGATCCCTCCGGCGCGACATCGTGATGCAACTCGAAACCAACGAACGCCTGCGCGAGGACTTCCCGGCAGCCTGTCTGCCCATCATGGCGCTGGGCGGACGATCCCAACGGTGTGCCAGTCAAGCCTACAAGGGCGAGCGCACCTACATCCGGTATGAGACCGACGTGATTCAGCTCGCGCGGATCCCTGGCGCTGCGTGTTCCGGGTTCATTTTGCGCTGCGCCGGCATCGAATCGGGGTTCTTGGGCCTCGTGGAAAACGGTCTACGGCCTGATTTTGTCCTGGGCGATGACATCCAATCGCTTGAGGCGGCGGCGTCCAGTGATATGGTGGCCTCATTAGAGAGCGCTATCCGGCAGGGGTTTGAGGGTCTAGGCGGAAAAGACAGCGCGCTCCGCATCATCATGCTCGCTACCTGCACGCGGGAAAACGATTTTAGTGATCGCGTGCTCAATCCCGATGTCTACCCGGAATATAGCGGCCTGCGGCTGGGGATGGTTGACGAGTGGGGCGAGGGTATCGAACTCTGGGCGACCTACGCCGAGATGTGGCGGCAGGATCAGCGCGACGGCGACAAGCGATGCCGGGCCGCCGGCGCTTTCTATCTGGCAAACCGCGAGGCCATGGACAAGGGCGTGGTTGTCACCGACCCCGAGTTCTATGTCCACGGCCGGGACATATCGGCGATCCAAGCGGCCTGGCACATGCGCCTCAAAATGGGCGACTCCGCCTATTTTGCCCAGATCGAAAACCGGCCGCTCTCCCCCCGCGCGACGCTCTATGACCTAGGGCCCCAGATGGTGGCCCGGGCGCTGAATAAGCTCCGGCGCCGCCAGGTGCCGGACTGGGCCAACGCCGTGTTTGCTTTTTCCGATGTCGGTGCCGACAAACTCCGCTGGATCGTGCTGGCCACGGGCACCCGGCTGCGCGCCGCGGTCGTGGACTACGGCTACTGGCCGCAATCCGGCAACGTGGTACCCAAGAACGCCAGCCCGCAACTCGCCATGGATTGCCTATGGCGCGAGATGGACGGCCTGTGCCGGCACTGGGACGCCTCGGTGTTTGATCGATCAGGCGCGCCGATCCGGATCACGGCGGCCGGGTTTGATCGCGGCTACATGCCCGAGGCCGTCCAACTCTTCTGCCGGGCCAAAGCGGCGTCGTTTCATTTCCCGGTGGTGCCCCTGCGCGGGCAAGGCTCCATGCAATGGAAGCCGTTCAACCGAAACACGATTCGCGTGGGCTGGCACACCCAGATGGTCCGCCTGGCCGAGGGCGCGGCGCCGGGCGAGTTCATCAACGTGCATACCGATTTTTGGAAAGAGACCGTGCAACGCGCATTCCTGACCGACTCCCCGGACGCCCCGGGCGCGTGCTCGCTATGGGGCACCGACAGCCGGTCACACGCCGAATTCGCCGACCACATCTGCGCCGAGATCCTCACCGACAAAGGCTTCGGCGCGGCCGGCACCGAGTTCTGGAAATTCTCCATCCGCCCCGGATCCGCCAATCACTGGCTCGACGCCACGGTCGGCGGCTACGCCCTGGGCGGATTCTACGGCGTGCTCCGTGCCGACGACAACGCCGGCGGCGGCCCCGGCGACGGCCTGGGGCAAGCCGCCCAACCCATTGCCACGGTCCGGCCGCTGCGCCGCGCCAAAGTCAAGATCGAAGATTAACAACCCACAGGAGGCCACATGGCTAAGCCGAAGAGCAAGTCAGAACAAAGCGCGGGCACCGGCCCGCTTGTATCCCTCATCATCCCGGCCCGCGGCAACGAGCCGATGCTCCAACAGACGATCACCCACGCCATCGACAGCGCGGGTTGCGAGATCGAGCTGATCGTCGTGGACGGCGGCGGCCTCGGCCCCTACACCCTCCCGGCCCGCGCGGCCAAAGCCATCGCGCCGGCCACGCCCGGCACCTCGGCCAGCCGCCACGCCGGCATGCTGGCGGCAACCTGCGACGTGTGCGTCACCATCGACGCCCACGTCCGCCTCGCCGACGGCTGGGGCGCCACGGTCGCCGCCGTCATGCGCACCACGCCCTTCCGCCAGGCGGTGGCCTGCGGCCATGTCGGCCGGCTCACCCCCGACTTCCAACCCGAGGGCCGCGCCCAGTACCACGGCGCCACGCTCAACTGGATGGACACCTCCGCCGAGCCGCGCGCGCTCGTGGCGCGCTGGTCCGACAACAAACCCTGCTCCGAGATCGGCGCGATCATGGGTGCGTACTACGCCATCAACCGCGACTGGTATCAAACCATCGGCCAGCCCTGGGGCGTCAACCGCAGTTGGGGTTGCGACGAGGAAACCATCTCCCTCGCCTCCTGGATCATGGGCGGCTGCTGCCGCGTGCTGCCCGCCGTCTGCGAAGCCTGGCACCTCTTTGGCCACGGCGGCACCCACTACACGCCCGCCGAGTTCGTCGAGATCGTGCGCAACCGCCTGCGCCTGCTCCAACTCTTTCCGTTCACCCCCGCGCAGCGCCAGGCGCTGGCCACCTTCGTCGGCCAGCCGGTGCCGCCAGTACTCGGCGCGGATCACGACAGCCCCGCCGCCAAACTGGCCGCCCTGTGCGCGCCCCACGCCGACGCCCTGCAGCGCTACCTCGAGACCCGCGTCACCGGCTACCGCGCCTGGGCCGACACCCAGACCACGACCACCACGCCGCCCCCGCCTGCCCCGCCTGCGCCGTCCGCACCTCCGCCGCTCCGCAAGCCCATCCCGGCCAATCCCCTCAAACTCCCCTCGCGCCCGCTCGACGTGTGCGACCAGTGCGACGGGCGCAACACCTTCGTCGTCACCGACACCGACCCGCGCGTCCGCTACCTCCGCTGCTCCCGCTGCGGCCGCCGCGCCTGGCGCGCCCGTGAAGACGCGCCGCTCAACTTCTCAATCCGCAACTAACACCAACCCCCAACACACAGGAGATTCAGCGATGGCCTACGACAACAAAAACACCGGCATCCTCTCGGCCAATGACAAGGCCGGCAATGACAAACGCCCCGACTACCGCGGCACCCTCGACGTGGACGGCACGTCCTACGACCTCGCCGGGTGGATCCGCCGGCGCAAGTCCGACAACAAACCGTTTCTCTCCCTCACCGTCCAACCCTCCAAGCCCCGGGCCGCCGCCGATCCCGCCGCCACGGCCGCCGGCGCACCGGCCCCCGCACCCATGCCGCCCGCCGACGAAGTGCTCCCGTTCTGAAAGGTTGACACCATGGCAGAGCAATACGGAATCATCCTGGCGGCGCCGCTCGAACTCACCAGCCACGCCTGCAGCACCCTGGCCGTGCTGGCCCACGAGGCGCGCCAGCGCTGGCCCGGACGCAAAGTCTTCAATCCCTCGATCTTGCCGCGCGATCGGGAAGCCCGCTGGCAACTGCGCCAGCGGAGCAACGCGATGTTGGAAGCCCCCTCCGACGCCATCGTGATCATTCACACGCTCTGGAGCGCCATGCCCAGCATTGACGCCCAGCGCGCGCTGGCCCGCGCCATCAAGCTGAAGGTGGTGGAGATATGAGCGAAAAACAGATCCTATTCGGAGCGCCGATGCTCAATGCGACCATCGAGAGGCGGAAGAGGATGACGCGGCGAACGCGAGCACTTGACCGCGTAAACGCCAGACCAAACGACTGGTGTGTTCCAGGGCTGGATACCACTGGAGAGTGGGTGTTTACAGCCGAGTATGGGCCAGCCGAACAGGTGCGCGTGCGATGTCCATACGGCCAGCCTGGCGACACGCTGTGGGTGCGGGAGACGTGGCGGCCAATGTCATTCGGTTTCAACCAGATACACGGGCCCGTTGTTCGCGTGCAGTTCGCGGCAGATATGGCCATGCCTGTTATGCCCGCAACAGAAGCGCAGTATGACGCCACGCATCCAGACAGGTCTGGCCTTTGGCGTCCGTCGATCCACATGCCGCGCTGGGCCAGCCGTATCACGCTTGAGGTGACGGCGGTGCGCGTGGAGCGGTTGCAGGCGATCAGCGAGGCCGACGCGCGGGCGGAGGGCATACGCGAGAACTGGTGCGGCGATGATCTGCAAGGCGTTGCCGGATCTCGCCCGTGGAAAGAGGAACTTGACGGATGGATGGATTACACGCCGGGCCGCGGCGATGGCGACGGCGCCGAAGACTGGGAAGCGCTGATGCCGCGTGAGTCGTTTAGGACGCTCTGGGACAGCATCAACGCCGAACGCGGCTACGGATGGACGGTCAATCCTTGGGTGTGGGTAGTGGAGTTTGAAGTGGTGGAGGTGAGGACGTGACCAAACACCACATCGCCAAACTCGACGGCCTTCCCGACGGCGCGGCCGTGGAGGCGCACGTCGTGATCGGCGGCACGCCGGTCACGACGTATCCGGCCGCCTGGCCCAGCGCCGCCCGGCCCGCGAAGCGCATTGGATCATCCATACCGGCCGCGGCGACGCTCGGATCAGGATCGGCGAGCGCGACCGCGCGACCGTCAACGGCAACTGCATCCAGATCGATGGGGAGTGGAGAAATTATGGCTCGTAAAATTCCGAATTGGGTTTTCATCGACACCCAGACCAATGAGGCGTTCTGCAAACGGTGTGGACAGCGCGAGCGTCCGCCCCTGCCGGCGCCCATCTCGACTTTCGTGAAGTGGTGTGAGTACTTCGGCGACAAGCACAAGGGCTGCGCTATTGCTGGGGAGATTGACCATGGGTGAGGCAAAACGAAGAGGCACATTCGATCAGCGGCGGGAGCGTGCGATCGACAAGCAGGTTGCGTTGATCGCCGCGCGGCCGCCCGCGCAGAACCGGCCCATGGTGATTATGGAGAACCGCAATATGCAGCGCGCGCATGAGATGTGGGCGTTAATGGATGCGGTGACAAGGAGTCAAGGAATCTTCCTTTACAGGCGGGCAGATTAAACATGAAACTCGAACAGGCATTAGAAATCGCCGAACGGATCAAGAGCGACCTCGCGCCCCACTGCGAACGGATCGAGATCGCCGGCAGCATCCGCCGACGCAAACCTGAAGTCGGCGACATCGAGATCGTGTGTATGCCGCGCCAATCGTTCGACTCTGATCTATTCGGGTCAGGGCGACCTTTTCGCGATGGTGGATTCATCCATGCGTGCGGACAAATCGGACGCATCCGAAAGGGCTGCCTTCGCACGGGTAAGTACATGCAGTTCGGCACGGACGAAGGAATCGACGTGGATCTGTTCACCGCGAGGCCGGAGAACTGGGGCCTGATCTACGCGCTCCGCACCGGCAGCGCCGAGTTTTCTCATAAGGTCCTCGCCGCTGGTTGGGTTCGCCAAGGCTACAAGAGTGTGGACGGGATGCTGACGTACAACGGCAGAGAGGTCCCCACGCCAGAGGAGGCCGATCTATTCCGCCTGGCCGGCGTGGTGTGGATGCATCCGGAGGCACGAGGGGGAGGTGTGCAGTGAAATACGACGAGACGATCATTGTCAAAGAAGATCAAATGCGTCAGGCCGCAAATCCGGAAGACCCGATTACTGCGGTTGCGCTGGCACTACATGAGCATTACGGGTGCCCGTGGCGAGCCGCCGAAGATGTGGCCGTGCGAGTGCGCCGCATCATGATTGATAGCGGATGGTCAATTCTTCCGCCCGAACAGCCCGAAAAGCCTCAAGGGGGCGATTTAACCAAAATACTTCCTAGATTCTAGGAAAAACCTTTTTTCACCCCCTTGACCGCCCTAAAAAATAACCCTTTAATGGCCCCATGGCGCAGCTTACATACAGCGAATCGATGTTACGGGCGGTGCGGACGGCGATCCAGGAGGCGGTCGTGTCGGGTACCAAGTCGGCCACGATCAACGCGGGCGGCGGATCGGAATCCTACACGCGCCACTCGCTGTCCGAGCTTCAAGAGTTGGAGCAAACTTTTGCGGCTCGCGTCAATGCCGAGGCCGGTACCACGAAGCGCACGGTCCCCGACTTTGGGAGGTGCCACCGATGAGCATCCCGAAAGCCAACTCGCCCGCCTCTGCCGCCAGCGCTGGCACGGGCGCCCGCGCCCAGTACGATGCCGTCGCGCCGCATGCCAAGAAGAAGCGGCGCGAGGCGCGCATTGAGACCGCCGGCGAAACCGGCTCGCGTTCGCAGCAACTGCCGCCGATGTCGCGCCTTACCATGATCGCCCTGGTCCGCGATGCCGCCCGCAACTATTCGAGTTCGCGCGCCATGCTCAAGCAACTCGGCCTGAACGTCGTGGGCACCGAGTACAAACTGCGCATCCGGATCCCGCATGATCGCAAGAATCTGAAAGATCCCGTTACCGCGGGCGAGAACTGGTTCAACCGCGTCTGGGCGCGTACCTGCGATTTCCGCGGCGACCTGCATTTGTTCGACATCAACCGCCTGTTGGTCACGTCCGTCGCCCGCGATGGCGATGCCGGCATGCTGTTCGACCGCGATTTCAAGCAGACCGGCCGCCTGGTCACGTGGGAGTCGGATCAGATCTGCGACCCCTCGCCGCTGCCCCCTGGCGTCAAGGACTCCAATGACGGCGTGCTGGTCGACGCGCTGGGCCGTGAGATCGGCTACTTTGCGCACAACGGCTACGGCAAGTCCAAGGTGCCGCTGACCGAGGGGCACGTGTTCCCGCGCGACCCGGTGAACGAAGATAACAACATGTTCCGCCTGCTGCGCGTCCCCTGGCGCCTCAATCAGTATCGCGGCACGTCCGATCTGTTTTCCGTCGTCGCCGATCTCCTGGACGTTTACGAGATGCGCGCCAAGGAGCTGCAGAGCGCCAAGGTCGCCGCGTCCCTCGGCGGCGTGATCACCGAGCAAGACCAGACATCCGGCCCGGCCGTCTCTGATTCGCGCCTCGATCCCAACCTGTACAAGACCGACGCCGATGCCGCCGCCGCCACGGTCACGACCACGACCTCGGGCGATCCGCTGTATGACCGCCTGGAGGCGCTCACCGGCGGCTACACGCAGTATCTGCGCAAGGGCGATAAATTCGAGTTGGTAGATCCCAAGCGCCCGAACATCAACGCGATTGGTTTCATCGACGCGATTGTCAAGTCCGCCGGCAGCGCCTTCGGCATGGCCCGGTGCTACTCCACCATGGAGGCGCAGGCCAGCTACACCGCGTTCCGGGGCGAGATGGTTATGACCTGGGTGATGTTCGAGTACTGGCAGAAATGGCTCGAGCGTTACGCCCAGGATTGGCAGGCGGTTCGCGCCCTGCGTTTTGGCATGGACACCGGCCGCACACCCAAACTCCCCGACGGCTGGGAAGGCGCGCTCGCCTGGACGCATCCCAAGATGCCCAGCGTCAACCCGCTGGTCGATCAGCAGACCTTCCTCGCCGCCCTCCGCAATGGCACCTCGTCGCTGGCGCAGGAACTCGGCCCGGCCTGGTCCGAGACCATCGACGAGCTCGCCGTCGAGATCCAGGCGTTTCAAGCGCGCAAGATCCCGCACCCCATTCTCCAAACCGTCGCCGGCGCGGCCGCGCCCACCGGCGAAACCACTCCACCCACACCCCCGGAAGAGGAAGCATGAAAAAGACATTCAAACTGTTTGGCGTGATCGTCGGCGACAAAAGCGAGCGCTTCAGCGAAGACGACGTCGCCCCGTCGCAGTTCAAGAACTTTCTGGCGACCTTGGCTCCGGACGACGAAGTCGAGCTGGCCATCAACTCCCCGGGCGGCTCGGTCATCGCCGGCCTCGCCATTGCCAACATGATCGCCTCGGCGCCGCAGACCTTCACCGCCAAAGTCTACGGCATCGCCGCCAGCATGGCCACGGCCATCGCCGCCGCCTGTGACAGCCTGTCAATGTACAAGGCCTCGTATTTCATGATTCACAATCCGTGGTCCATCGCGCTCGGCGATTCGGAAGATCTGCGCAAGCAGGCCGATCTGCTCGACTCCATGAAAAGCGCGCTGCTCGGGTTTTACGGATCCGTGTTCCCGGGCGTGGAGCGTGCCGAGATCGCCCGCATGATGGACGAAGAGACCTGGATGCTCGGGTCCGACGCCTCCGCCTACGGCCTCGCCTGCGCGTTGGAAGACGGCGACATGGCCATGGCCGCCTGCGTGCACGGTCCGCTCTCGTTTGCCAAGATCCCCGACCCGGCCAAAAAGTTCTACGATTTCGATCACACGCTCAAAGCGTCGATCCCCGCGCCGAAAGAGGAAACAGGAGACGTGAAGTGTCCGGCTTGCGGTGAGGTGTTTGATTTTGGTTCGCAACCAGAAATCTGTATGGGTTCCGTTGCGTGCCCGAAATGCGGGAAGCCTGTATCGCAAGGGGATTCCGCCACGTCCGAAAAGCCGCCCGTCGCCGTCATCATCCCGGAAGTCGCCGCGCTCTCCGAACGCGCCGAAGCCCTCGCCCGCGACCTCGCCGCCGCCCGCGCCGAAGTGACCGCCGCCCAAAGCCTCGCCACCTCCGCCGGCGAGGCCCATGCCCGCGCCGAGCAACAGCGCCGCGACATCCAGTCCCGCGCCGACCGCCTCGCCGCCGATCTGGACGCCTCCCGCGCCGAGACCGCCGCCGCCCGTGCCGAAATGGCCGCCGCCCAGGCACGCGCCGAAACCGCGCAAGCAACCCTTTCCACCGCCAACGCCGCGCTGGAGAAGCGCGTCGCCTCCATGACGTTGAATGCTCTCGGTGCTCCCTCCCAGGCCTGTGCGCAGACCTGGGAAGATGCCATCGCAGAGTGTGGCAGTTATGAGCAGGCGAAAGCCAAGTACCCGCACCTGGCCGAGGCCTACCGCATCAAGAAGACCAGTTCCGCAAGTCGCGAGTAAATCGCGCAGAAAAGGAAAATCCACCATGCCTACCATTCGCGCCGAACGCCCCGAAGTCGTAGCCGCCGTGCTCGACAGAATCAACGCGCCGATCAATTTCATCGGCCGTCGCTTTTTCCCCGTGATCCCCATCGCCGACAAAACCGGCGTGCTGTACTACATGTCGCTGGTTGCCGACGCCCTGGCCGAAGTCCGCTCCGATCAGTACGCGACCGTCACCGCCGGCACGATGGGCGAGGATTCGGCGAACTTCACCGCCACCGAGAAGGTCAAGTCCTACTCGATCCCCGAGGCCCGCGAAAAGGGCTACGGCGGCATCGATGCCGCTGACCGCATCGGCGTCACCGCCGCCTGCCGCTCGGTTCGCCGCAAGCACGAGACCGACGCCTCCGCCAAGGTCATCACGGCCGCGCGCTACAACGCCGGCACCTACCTGACCGATGGCCAGGTGCTGCGCGGCATGCAGACGGTCGCGCTCTCTGTGGGCCGCTACTACGGCAAGACCGTGCTGGCCGGTTCGACGACGTTCTTCCAAAACTTCGTCATGGCATCCGACGTCTCGGCGAAGATCGCCAGCCTCGTCGGCAACGGTTTCGACCCGAAGAAGTTCGCCGACGCGGTGGAAGGGCAGCCCTCCGTGGCGCTGGCCATCCTGCGCGCGTTCTTGCCGTTCGACGAGGTGCTCGTCGGCGATGATGCCTTCTGGGCGCTCTCCGGCAAGACCGATGCCGGTATCATCGCCCGCCTGCCGTCCGTGGAAGACGCCGCGGATCCCGAGCGGATGGAGATGGCCATGCGCGAAAACGCCGTCTACGGCGTCGGCCCCTGGTATCTCCCCGATCCCGCCTCGCGCGAGATCCTGTTCCAGTGCCGCAGTTACTTCGATGATTCGAATGACTGCAACATCTACAAGGCCAAGGGCTTTTTCGATCTGCTCGAGCTCAACGCGAGCGCGGCCAAGATCGTCAAGTTCACGCCTCCGGCTGTGAGCACCACGACCACGTCCACGACGACCACCACGACCGCGGGCTAATCCCCCAAGGTATTCTCACCGCACCCCGCCAGAGGTATCTGCCCCCCGCCGTGAGCCCGCCTCGCTCGCAACCGGCGGCGGGGGGCTTCTCCCCAGAAAAGGGCACCCACTATGAAACGCTTCCTCACCACAGTCTTTCTCTTCGCGCTCCTCGGGGCGCTGTTTGCGCGTCCCAGCTTCGCCGCCGGGTGGGTGCCGCAACCCGTCACCCTCACCCTGCCGATCACCAACTCGGCCCTGGCCGTCGCCACCACCGGCACCGTCACGGCCGTCGCCGCGCCGGCCTACGGCACCTCCTACTTTCTCAACTCCGTCGCGGTGGGCCCCATCCTGCCCGTCCCGACCGGATCACACACGGCCGCCACGACCGGCACGGTCACCACCATCGCCGCGCCTCCGGCCACGCAAAGCTACCTGCTCAGCGCGATCACCGTCGGCGCGATCCTGCCGGCGTCCGTCACCAACAAACTCACACTGGCCATTGACAGCCTGTCCTACGCCTTTTCCAACGCCACGCTGTCCGCCATCTCCACGCAGACCGTCACCTCGGCCAGTGTGATCACCGCCACGCTCACCGCTGGCGTGACCAACCGCCCGACCCTCACGTTCACCCGCACCTGGTCCCCCGACACCCAGACCGTCGCCGTGGTCATCATCAGCGGCGACGGCGCGACCACCAACACCTACACGCTCAGCATTGCGGCTGCCTCCACCAACGTGCCCACCGGCTACTGGGTCGAGTCCAACGCCACGATCACCGTCACGCGCAGCGCCTCGGTCACCAACCTGCCCGCGCTCACGTTCTACCGCCTCCCAAGCCCGGCTACCTACACCCGCACGCTGCTGCCGCACGAACACTGGCGGCTGTGGGGCGCGCGCCCGGCCTCCACGATCCTCCCCGCCGGCACCACCCTCGGCGTCGCCTACACCTACGGCCTGGGGGGCACCGCAACTACAGCCAATTCCTTTGTCAGTGGCGCGGTTCCGACCGTCTTGACCTCCTACGTGTGGCTAAGCCCCGGCGACACGATCACCCTCACCTCCGCCCAGGTCACGAATTCCCCGTCGGTCAAGATCATGGCCGAACGCTACTACCTCCAGGAGCCGCTCGACGTTCCCCCGGACAACCTGTAACCATGGACATCACACCCCCCAACAGCGCCATGTCGCCCTTCCACCGCCACACTGTCAAAGCGGTGTGCAAGGGCGCGTCGCATACCTACCGCGACACCCTGCTGGTCGCGCTGTTGTGGGGACAGACTCCCGGACCCGGCGGCGCGCCGATGCAATCGGCCACCGGCGATCAGGTCACCGTCATCGTTCGCAAAGACGCCTGGCGTGCCGAGTTCAATCCCGCGCCCGGCGCCGTGTTTGTCTCCACCGATCACGGCACGCTCGACGTGCGCCACGTCCAGTCCGTCGGCGACGCATGGCACTGCATCTGCATCCGTAACCTCCGGGCCAAAGCATCATGATCAACCTATCCATAACGCTGTCCGAACGCGACCGAGCCAACCTCAACCAGTTGGGCCGGCAGTTTCCCCGTGAGATGATGCAAGCCAATGGCCGCGCTGCCTCCGTGGTTAAGCGCCGCGTGCGCTATGCGATGAGCAACGGAGGCGGCTATGCGGGTGTCCCAACGTTTGCCGCTCTGCAACCCCTCACCGTGGCGCTCAAAGGCCGAAGCGACATCGGAGGAGATTTAGCCGATCCGCTAAAGATTGTCATGTATCGCCTCGGCGTCACCCAGGTCGTCGGCTGGCCCAATAAGATGCAAGGGATCGCCAGTGCATTTCAATCGGCAGAGATGCGTCCCACTGAAAAATGGGAGCGCAAGTATATACACATTCGCGCACCGGAGTTTGGATCTGTGCCGACCTATATGCGTCCCGCGCGCCCAGTGATCGAGCCGCTATCCGCCGCCGTCGCCAGCGAATACCCTAAGTGGATCATGGGCGCCGCCACCAAGATCATCGGCAAGAAACTCGCCAAAAAGGGATTTTAAGACACCGTGACCGCACACGCCACCATACGCCGCAACATCGCCGATAAGCTCACCGCTTCCACGGCGATCAAGAATTTCTGCGTCGCAGGCTGGTCCCTCGGCTGCTCCGTCATTCTGGAGGCCTTCGGCATCGAGGGACTCCCCGCGGCCGAAGACGCGCCGTTCCTGTTTGTCTATTCCGACGGCGAGAACGAATCCGCCGGCGAAACCGCCGAGGCGACATTCGAAGTGGTTCTCCTCGCCGGATGCCTCTCCGTCGCCGCCGAAGGCTCGCTCGACGAAACCGTTATCAGCACCCGCACCGCCTCCGCCAACGGCCTCACCGTGCGCGGTGGATCCGCCAATGCCGAGGCGCTGCTCGCTCTGGCCCTGACCGCCACGGATAACGTCGGCGCCGTGCTGCGCTCCGTCCGCATCACCTCCTCCGGCACCATCGAGCACCCGCTTCACTGGGCCCGCGCTCGTTTGTCCTTTTACGAACCCAACACTCTCAACTAAACCACCCACACAGGAGATCCGCCATGGCACAGAAAGCCTGCAAATCGATCAGTATCAGCATCAGCGGCACGACCTTCAAGGTCATTGAAGCCGCGCCGCCCAACGGCAAAACCGTGGAGTCGATCGACGTCACCGACTTCCTCGACGTCACCAAGGTCAAAGTCCCCGCGCCCCAGGCCGAGAACACGCCGATCCCGTTTGTGATCGCCGATGAGACCGGCACGCCGCCCACCGTCGGCGTGCCCGGGAGCTACGCATTCTCAGTGATCTACACCGACGGCACCACCCCGGCCACCGTCTCCACCACCGTCGCCGGTTTCCTCTCCAAGGCCGAGCCCGCCACGATGAACGTCAACGGCGAGCGCCGCCCGGTCTGGAATTGCGAGCTGGTGCCGACCGGCACGACCGGCACGACCACGACCACGACCACAACCACAACCGCAGGTTAAGTTATGGCCAATCGATTTCAGAAACCCGCACGGCGCACCGAGATCAACGGTGTGGCCGTGTGCGCGACGCCGGTCCCCTGGCGCCACGTGCGCGCCGGGATCGCCGCCGAAGCCGCGGGCGATCACGCCAGCCTGATTCAGATCATGGCGCACGTGGTCTCCGAGTGCGTGAGCTACGCCGACGGATTTCCGGTTGACACCGACGAGATCGATTGCGCCACGATTGCCGAGTTGTTTGCGTTCGCCTCCGGCAAGGCGGGCGACGCAAATTTTACGCCTCCCGCCTCGAGCGCTTCGCCCGCGCCGCTGGCGGAGGCGATCCCGAATCCGCCCCCACCGAGCTGATCCGGGAATACGAAGGCGAGGCGCTGCTGGGCCGCTGGTTGCCCCACGCCCTCGCCGACCTGGTGGAGGCCGTGCGGTCCCTGGGAGGCGCACAGCCCGACCGGGCCGAGACGCTCCGAAGCTGGGGGCTCGGGTGGTACGCCGAGCAGATCGACCGGGCACGCGAGGGCGAACGGCAGGCCGGCCTCGACCGGATGGCCGCAACGCTGGAGAAGTTAGGCATAGGGGAGTGACACGATGGCACTGGCGACACAGATCATGCTCGGCATTTCCGGTCAAGACCAGACCGGAAATGCCTTTGCGTCCATCGCTGGCCGCGCCGCCAAGGCCGGCTCGTCGCTCAAGCGTCACCTCGGCCTGATCACCGCCGGTCTCGGGATCACCGGCGTGGCGCTCGCTGCCAAAGCCGCCATTGGCTCCATGGACAAGGTGGTCGACAGCGCGCAGCAGATGGGCGTGTCTGCGGAGTACGCGCAAAAGCTCGCCGGCGCGCTGGATCAAGTGGGGATCCGGGGCGTCGATATGGACTCCCTTGCTGGCGCATTCAGCAAGATGACCAAAGAGACCGGCGCCGCCGGGGCGAAAGGTTTTGAGGAAACCCTCGCCACCATCGCCGCGATTGGCGATGAGCAGGGCCGTGTGGAAGCACTGGCCAAGACGTTCGGCCGCAGCCTCGGCGCCAACCTCGCCCCGCTGGTCCGCCAAGGCCCCGACGCATTCCGCGAGGGCCTCGCTGGCGTCATGGCCGCCATGCCCGCCCTCGGCGACGCGGCCAACGCAGCCGGCGGCCGCGCCGCCGACGCGCTCAAGATGGCCTCCCAAACCGGCAAGGTCGCCTGGCAACAGGCCGTTGCCTCCATCGTCGTCGGCCTCGAGGATGCGTTCGGCATGCCCTTCGGCGAGATCATGGCCACGGCTCTCGCCAATGTCAAGTGGGCCGTCAGCACGATCTGGCTCGCCTTCTCAACCCTGTTCGGTAACATCCGCAAGATCATCAATTTCTTCATCGATGATTGGCGCGGCGCTCTCGAGTGGGTCTGGAACGGCGTCAAAAGCTACCTCGGCGCCGTGTTCAATTTCTGGGTTCAAGTCTTCAAGTCCATCGGTTCGATCGCCGTCAGCTTCGGCAAGGAGATATGGAATGCAATTAAGGGCGACGGTTTTGACTGGGGCGCGATCGCCGACAACGCCGCCGCCGAACTCGGCAAGGTTGGGTCCGCGTTCAAAGACGAACTCAAAGCCCTCATCCCCACCGGCAACGACAAACTCAAGTTCGACATCATCGATTGGGACAAGCAGTTTGCCAAGCGAGACGAACTGATCGCTACCGGCCGCAAGGGCGTGCAGGCGCAAGCGCTCTTGGCATCCGGAGGCGTGATCGAAGACGTGGCCCACGATGCCGTCAAGGCCATCAAGGACGCAGCCAAAGAGTCCAGCTTCACCGAGGCCGGCACTTACGCCGCCCTCAAGCTCCAGATGGGCAACCGCGGCGCAGCGGCTGCAGGCGGTGCTGCGGTAGGTGGGGCCTCGGCGTCCGGCGGCTACGCATCCAGCACCGCCCAGGCGCGGCAAGAGGGCAGCCTCATGTCCAAGCTAATCACGATCGCCGAAGAGATCCGCGCGGGGGTTTCCGCGTTTAGCCGCTCCGTCGATCGATTGGAGGCCGTGTAATGGGTAACACACTCAACGTCGCGACATTGATCCCCGGCCGGACCATGGAGATCGACGAAAAGAACCGCCTCACCGGCGTCACGCGCAAATATCAGGTGATGAGAGCGTTTGGTGCACCGCTTGACGCCGAATCCATGACCAGCATCTCCGGTTTGCCGGCTATCGGCGCAGCCCATCCGTCCAACGCCAAACTGCTAGTCACCGGCTACCGCCTTTCCGAAGACTCCAATGGCGTGCGTTGGGTGGTCGAAGTCATTTATGCTCGCGACACGCAAGAGCGCCCCGGCGAAAATCGCCCGCCGCCTGGATCCGCCGAGTTGTCACGCGGCTGGACATCGCAAGACATCCAGGTCGATCTAGTGACCGACGCCGTGAGCGGTGCGACCGTCTTAAATTCGGCCGGCGATCCCTTTGAGTCTGTTCCCCAGGTCTCCCGCGCGGTCCCCGTGTTTCGCCTCGAGCGCAAAGAATCAACCGCCGTCGCCACCCTGCTGGCCATGTCCGGCAAAGTCAACTCCGCCGCATTCACCGTCGACGGCGTGGCCGTGGGCGTGCACTGCGGCCGCCTGGTCATCTCACAAGAGAAACTGTACGACGATCCCGACGGCTACGCATCCAAGTTCACCTACGAACTGGCATTGATGAAACGAGACGTCGATATTGGCGGCACCGTCGTGGATATCGGGTGGGATGTAGCATTTGTCGATTGCGGTTTTTTTTGGTACTGCGCCGGAGTTGGCAACCTGCGCGCCATGGCGCAGGATGAAGAGACCTCGTCGCCGCGTCCGACCTCCTCTCCGATATTACTGGATGGTGCCGGACAGCGCAGCTCCACTCCCGTCAACCTGCGCGTCGCCGCCATCCCAGAAGTCGATTTTGCCAGTGTACTCGCCGATCCCACCACCACCACGACCAGCACAACCACCACCACCACCCCGGGTTAAACCATGTATACCATCGACATCAACACCGACATCGATCGCGTCAACCACCCCTTGCGACCGATCTACGTCGGCCAGGGCTACTCCCTCACGATCCGCCTGCGGGCCGTCCTGGATCCCGACGCCAAGGCCGTCGAGTTCTACCTCACCACCCTCGCCGGCCCGATCACCAAACACGCGGGCGCGCTCAATACCGCCGGCGAATGGGAAATCTACATCCCCGCCTGGGCCTTCCCCACCGCGGGCGAGACCGACTATCAAATCATCGTCACCGACGCCGACGCCCACCCCTACTGGTTCGGCCGCGGCGCCCTGGTCATCTTCGCCGCCGATTCCGAAGCCCTGCCGCCCGAGCCGCCGCCCGACGGCTACCTGATTTACGGCCCCGGCGGCACGGTCTACCGGTTCACCGTCGTCCTGGACGAACTCGGCCAGGCCACCTTTCAACTCGTCAAAGTGGAGGCTTAACCATGCGCGCGTTTGCCATCGTGTCACTCATCCTCATCGCCGCCGTCGCCCAGGCCCAGACCAGCACCGTGGCGTCGAAAGCCTACGCCGACTGGAAAGCTGCCGCTGCCGAATCCAACGCCGTCATTAAGATCAACGCCGCGACAAACCCGATTCCCTCGCAGACGGCCGCCGCAATCAACGCAGCGACGAACCCGATCCCCGCCGCCCGAGCCGCCGCGATCACCGCCGCCACTAATCCGATCCCCAGTTGGATCACGGCCGCCACTAATCCTATCCCCACTTGGATCAACGCCGCCACGAACCCGATTCCCTCGCAGACGGCCGCCGCAATCAACGCAGCGACGAACCCGATCCCCGCCGCCCGAGCCGCCGCGATCACCGCCGCCACTAATCCGATCCCCAGTTGGATCACGGCCGCCACTAATC